GGACGCGGCCAACACGGCTTCCGGGCATACTCGTTATCAACTCACCAACCCCTCCAGCGGGCTTGGCTCGGCAGTGCGGTGGATTTGTACCGGAGCAACTCCAGTTGCTGGCGCCGACACGCACATCGAGGCGAGCTCGTCCAAGTATCTCGCAATGCCCGACGGCTCCGATCCGTTCGGGGGCACCTGTCCCGCCGGCGACATCTTCGCCAGGATCGACGGACCCACCTGCTACGACGGACATAACCTGTGGGATGACTCGGGCTACAAGCATCTCATCACGACCGTTTGGGACAACGATTACTCAAAGCAGGTTTGCCCCTATAATTACTACCTGCTGCCGGGACTGACGCTCGAACTCCACTTCACCCAGAACGGCCCGTCTGACTACACGACCTGGGTGCTGTCGAGTGATCTTAGCTACCGCTCGAAGTTGGGCCTTACGGCCAGCCAGGTTCCCAACGGATCGACCTTCCACACCGACTGGCTCGACGGGTGGGACGACTCGATCAGGTTGATCTGGGAGCAGAATTGCATCGGAGCCCTTCACCATACCCCGCACCAGTGCAACAGCTCATACATCAGCGCGACCCAGGCACTCGTGTCGCAGGTTCTGGGGGCTGGGGGAAGAAACCCGCAGGTCGATCAGACAACGACCTTCTCGCACACGCTCGAAACCGATCCGGGCAACTTGCTGATCCCGCCAGCATGGTCAGGCGGAATGACCAACATGCACATTCACAACTGAGTCTACCAGGTCTGATTGAACTCGGCGCACTCGTCGCACATCAGATGGCCGCGCGAGGCTGCACCGCAAACCTTACAGAGATCGCTTGAGAACAAGCCGTCGAACCATAGCCATAGACGCTTGAGCATATCAGCTCTCCTGCTTTACCGAGCAGAGGCAACGACAGTGTTTAACGCAAGTTCAACATCGGGGCAATCGCCCTCAGTAAAGCATAGAGGTTCCTCTTGGCAGACGGAGTTGGCATGTCCAATGTAACCGGGTCGTTCAGCGCGACCGGCAACGGAACGGCTTTCGTTCCAAACACAGGGTCGTTCAACAACGCCCAGCAGTTCAACATTTCGCTATGGGGAACATTCGTTGGCACGGTTGTGCTCGAATGCTCGTTTGACAGCTTCACGACCGCGATCCCGGTGAACCGCTACTGCACCGGCAATGCGGTAAGCTACACGGCGCCAGCCAACGAGGTCCTGCCGGCCCCGGAGGGCAGTGTCCAGTATCGCCTCCGCTGCTCAGCCTACACCTCGGGCACAGCGAATTACAGGCTGAGTTGCTAGTATGATTATCTACATCGCAGCAGCGCTCATCATCGGTTTCGTGCTCGGCGCAATCGAAGGGCGTGCGGCAACTGGAAGATTGTGCTTCCGTTCGTGGGGGGAGGGCTTGGCGTGCTAGCCGCCCCCGTAGGGTCGGTTTTTTGGTGGGCGGGCTGGCTATTTTTGTCCGCCTCACTTTTCTGGGCGTTCTCCCTACCGACTTACAATGACAGGCCATGGTGGAGGACGTTCCGGAAACGTGGGCTTGCTGCTGGCCTGATATTCTGCGGTGCGATTGCTGCTGGCGCCTATTGGCAATTCCAAAGTCGCAATCCGACGATCGATGACCTTTCGATTTCATTCGTTCCAGAACAATTCGATGCAGAGCGCCTTGTCGGGCGCGTAGTTGTTAGAAGCAAAGCTCAAAGACCTCTGACTATCGATGAGATTCGTTTTGTGGCCCCTGGGGCGGTCGGCAGTGGTGGCAAGCCCACGGACGTGCAGCAGGGCCATGATGCCGCGTTTCCGACCGAGACATACTTCTGGCACGGCGGAATTGTTACGTTCGAGGGGCATTATAGCGTCAACGGCAAACCACGCCCTGACGCGATTTATGCGGAGTTTGACGTTCCACCCGTGCCGCGTTTGGGAGACGAAATTCCCCCACATAAGTGCTGCAACGGGCCTAAATCGGACTTCATCGCGTTGAGACAGCACGACGGCGAGCTAGTAGCCGACGGGCCAGAGGGTTGCCTTCCTGTAACGGCTCCGGAGCATCGATTAGATGGAGGATGGTATCGGGTTCGGGACGCCCCACGCAATGGTTCAGGCTGGTGAGCACGAGATGGTCGCCGAATGGGCCAACGTCGTCCACACGCTACGGAGCGCCCTTTAGAAGCTGTAACCGGCGACCCGCTTAGCGGAACCGGAGAGAGGTTACTAAAATAGTGGCAAATACTAACAGAAAGCCGCCACGCGCCGGCATGGGCAGGCCCAAGGGCGCGAAGAACAAGATGACGGCGCAGCTCAAGGATATGATCCTGACAGCGCTGGATCAGGCACATGAGGATGGGGGTGTTGCATATCTCAAGGCGCAAGCGTCGGCCAACCCGACTGCCTTCCTGTCCCTTGTAGGCAGGGTGTTGCCTTTGACCATTGGCGGCGATCCCAACGCCCCCGTTCACCACAAGATCGTCCGCGAGTTTGTCAGTCCACATTCCAACGGCTGAGGTCTTTAAGCCGCTCTATCAGCCGTCTCGATACAAAGGAGCATATGGCGGACGCGGGTCCGGCAAATCGCATGACCGGGCGGGGGCGATGGTTGATGATAGCCTTTACGAGCGCGGCCTTCTCTCGGTCTGCATCCGTGAAGTCCAGAAGTCGCTGAAGGACTCAGCCAAGCGTCTGATCGAAAGCAAGCTGGTCGAGTTCCGCTTGGGTGAGGCGGACGGGTTCAAGGTATTCTCGGATCGCATTGAAACGCCTGGCGACGGCGTAATCATCTTCCAGGGAATGCAGGACCACACTGCCGAGAGCATCAAGTCGCTTGAAGGTTTCAAACGGGCATGGGCCGAGGAGGCCCAAACGCTTTCGGCTCGCTCGCTGCAACTGCTTCGCCCGACCATTCGCGCAACAGGCTCAGAGCTGTGGTTCACATGGAACCCGCGGCGAAAGAATGACCCGGTCGACTTGATGTTTCGTGGTGTCGAGGTGCCGACTGGTGCCGTGTCGATAAGAGCCAACTGGAACGACAATCCGTGGCTCCCGGCAGAGCTTGAACAAGAGCGCCTGGACTGCTTGCGAATGAACCCGGATCAATACGCGCACATCTGGGAAGGCGATTATGTGACCGTCTCGGAGGGCGCCTACTTCGCCCAGCAACTGGCTGCGGCGAGGGTCGAAAAGCGCATCGGGAAAGTCTCTGCCGATCCGCTGATGGAGTATCGGGCGTTCTGGGACATTGGAACACGGGACGCGACGGCAATCTGGATCGCCCAGTTCGTTGGCCGCGAGATCAGGGTGCTGAATTACTACGAGGCAGTGGGGCAGCCATTAGCCGCGCATTTGGGTTGGCTGCGCGACAACGGATACGGGAGAGCTCTGTGCGTGCTTCCTCACGATGGTGAGAAGGCGGACCATCTGACGGCCGACAAGTTTGCCGACCACATCCAGGCGGCAGGCTTTCGGACGGAGACGATCAAGAACCAGGGCAAGGGCGCGGCCATGAAGCGCGTGGAAGCAGCTCGCCGGCTGTTCCCGTCGATCTGGTTCAACGAAGAGACGACAGAAGCCGGCCGCGATGCGCTGGGCTGGTATCACGAGAAGCGCGACGAGACGCGCAATTACGGACTTGGGCCGGAGCATGACTGGTCGAGCCACGGGGCTGACGCTTTCGGGCTGATGTGCGTGGCCTACGAGGCGCCCGACGACAGTTGGACCAAGCCGCTGAGCAAGCCTGCCCGCGTCGTTTAGGGAGAAACCAATGCGCTATGCTGTAACGCTTCGTGGGCGAGCCACGGAGTTGCACCGCCACGGCACGACCGAGGTTGTGTTCGTCGAGGCCGAATCTGGTGACGAGGCCGCCGACAAGGCGTTCAAGCCGTATCACATCGTCAGTGGAGTTGAGCCCGCTCCTGCGATCCCTGCGCCCGTCGAAACTCCGAAGGCCGCCCGCAAGCCCCGGAAGAAGGTCGCCGCCTAATGGCAAAGATGACGGACGACGAGCTAAAGCAGCTTGTTCTCAAGCGCCGAGCCGCGTCCGCCGGAAAGTATAGCAACGCGCAAACGACCGACCGCCTTCAGGCGATGCAGTTCTATCGGGGCGA